CACTAACGAAAGCTTTAGAAGAATCTGAGGGAGTAGCGCAAAAAGCTGCGGACAAAATGAAAGATAACTTCGCAGGGGCCAAAGAGCAAATGCTTGGCGCACTTGAATCTGCACAAATCGCTTTAGCTACACCATCCCTCGATGTGTTAAAAGATACATTCCAAGGGTTAACGGGCATGGTTGAGGATGGCATGCCAGCAATCGAAGCTGCAGGTCAAAAAATAGCAGGTGGCTTACGTGACATTTTAGCCCCATTTGCCACAATGAAGCCAGAACTAACTCCAGATATACGTCATGATCCAGAAGCCTTTAAAGAGTATGAAAAAGAATTAGCTAAATTTAATATGTTTAATGGAATGGATTTTGGCGATAAAGTCATTTACATGTTAGATACAGCTACTGGAAAAATGGAAAATTGGTTAGGTGGTAGTGGCGGCGAAGCGATGAGTCGAATTTTCTCCAAGTTAGGAGAAATAGCATTCCAGGCTTGGTTAGGTGCTTTTACAGGTTCTCTTAGTGCAGCAGGTAGTAATTTAATGGATGGTAATATAGGTGGCGCAGTTGGCATGGGTGCAGCTGCTTGGATGTTAGGTGGAGGCGCTATGGTAAAAGGCGCGGTTGGTGCAGGTCGTTGGGCAGTAGGAAAAATTGGTGGACGATCCACTGCATCTGCAATGCCAGCACCTACAGCTGGCGGTTCTGCTGGAACTACACCAATGATTGGTCCATCAAGTACAGGCACAATCACAGCACGTGGGCCAACAGCAACGGCATCAAGTGGTCCTACACCAATGATCGGTCCGTCACAAACAGGTACAATCACACCGCGAGTTCCAACAGCGACAGCGACTACAGCACGGATGATTGGACCATCACAAACTGGAACGATTACACCACGTGTACCAACAGCAACGGCATCTGCTGCTCCGGTAGCTAGAACACTAGGAAGTATGGGGAAAGCAGCATTTTCAACGCTAGGTAAAGTAGCAAGTAAAGCAATGTTGCCTCTAACTGTAGCATCCGAAGCTATATCTATTTACAAATCAAATGACAAAGTAAAAGCAACTAGTGAATCAGCTGGCGGTCTTGCCGGTGGTCTTGGGGGCGCTAAACTTGGTGCTGCTATTGGTACAGCCATCGCACCAGGAGTCGGGACAGCGATTGGTGGCCTATTAGGTGGGGCTGTTGGTTACTTTGGTGGTAAATGGTTAGGTGGTAAAGCAGTAGATACTGTACGTGGAGATAGTAATGCAAAAGCTTCGAGTGCGCCAGCACCTACGCCAAAAACATCAGATAAAGCAACTTCGCAGACGTTAGATACAGCTAAATTAAACACTTCCATGGCACAGCTTTCAACAACATTAGATACTGCTAATACATCATTTGCAACCATAAGTACGTCTTTCACAAAGTTGCAAACAAGTGCTACTACGACTGCTGTAAACATGGATAATTTAACAATGTATTCAGGACAAGTAAGTACCAATTTTGTCACGTCATTTTTCTCGTTAAAAACATCCACTGATCTGTCTGCTTCAAATATGGCCAATTTAGCATCAACCATTGGTCAAGCAAGTGGATGGATTAACTCTCTTTCAGGCATTCAAACGGCTGCTAATGCTGTCATAACATCTTTAAATAGTTTGAAAACTCGTATTGATAATGCTCAGGTTCCAACAAGTAGTGGTGCAACATCAAGGAGGACGGCATATGAATAGTTATATTACTAACCAAGGCGATACGTGGGACTTAATTGCATACAAGTTATGGGGGAGCGAGTATTTGCTCCCTCTTTTATTTGAATCGAATCCGAAACATCGACATACATTGTTTTTCCCAGGCGATGTAGTGTTAAATGTGCCTGATATTGACACAGCTGTTTATACACAACGTCCTGTATGGCTAGCAGAGGATGATGATTTATGAGTAATACTTTGTTTGCCAAACGAACAGTTTTGGATCTCGATTATAACCATGCAAATATTACCGCACAGCTGGAGCAGCATTTATTGGATTGGACGTTTACAGACAATTTATCCGGTGAGATTGATGATCTCAATATCAGATTGGAAGATACCGATGCACTTTGGTTAGGAACATGGTTTCCTTCTAAAGGGTCCTTACTTGAACCTACAATAATTAGAACTTATTGGTCCGATAATCCGATTAAAACAAAGCTTGGGAAATTTGAAATTGATGATATATCAGGAGCTAATTCTGTTGTAACTATTAGTGCTCTAGCTACTTCGGAATCAAATAGCCTACGTGGAGAAGAAAAGTGCAAAGCGTGGGAAAAAGCGACATTAAAAAAAGTCATTGGAGATGTAGCCAGGGCAAATAAATTAAAACTTGTTTGGCAAACGTCAGACAATCCAAAAAAAGACCGGTATGAACAGGAAGGTGAAACGGATCTAAAGTTTATATTTCGTCTTTGTAAGGATGAAGGTCTTTGTTTGAAACTATCAAGTAATACAATCGTTGTTTTAGATGAAAGTGATTATGAAAATCAACCTGTTGCAGAAACGATTCGTAGAAAAAGCAAAGAAACGGATGTTATAAAGGTAATTAAGCGCTCTTTTAGAAACACGCTCACAGATACCTATAGAGCATGCCGTGTTACAAGTCATAATGCAAAGAAAAAGAAAACTATTTCAGCTACTTTTGCAGCGCCCAAAGCTCCAAAAGTAGGCAGAACATTGGTCATAAAAGAAGATGTTAAAAGTGTAGCTGAAGCACAAAGATTAGCGAAAAAGAAATTACGAGAAAAAAACAAGAATGCTACAACCATGACATTAGAGGTCATTTCTAACATGCATATTGATGCTGGAATGACATTTAATATTGTGGATTTTGGCAAATTGAATGGCAAATACATTGTTACAAAAGTGGTCTATACGCAATCATCTGTAACGCTTGATTTAAGACGTTGCTTGGAGGGATATTAATGAAAATGGAAGAGTGTACTGTAATTGCAGTTTTCCCAGAGCGCGGCACTGTTCGAGTAAAACGAGAGCAATCAGATGGGATGATTTCAGGTGAGTTACCTATTGTGTTTCAATGGACATTAAAAAATCAAGAGTATACTATGCCAGCAATAGATGAGCCAGTCATTTGTATTTTTAATGGGTCGGTAGGCTATGTATTGGGTGCCATTTATAGTGATGTTTCAACGCCACCAGTTAAAGATGTAAACAAACATTATATGCGTTTTGAAGATGGTAGCTTTATTGAATATGATGTAAAAAACCATCAACTGTTTGTAAAGGTAGAAGGTGAACTGAACATAGAAACAAAGGGGACAGTAACAGTGAATGGACAGCCACTAACTCTTAATGGGAGCTCATAAAGGAAGGTAATCTGAATGGCGATAATCGGAAGTTTTGCAGATGTTGTATTTGAAGTATCAACCAAAAGTGTATTAACATTCGATGATTTTGAAAGAACCAATAGTCCTCGTTGGCAAGAACATGCTGTACTTGGTCAAAAACCAATTTTAGAATTTGAAGGTCCAGCAGCA